CTGCATAATATCACCAACTTTCATAAAAAGATATAGGATATATCCTACAAATATATTATATCAAAGGAGGAAAGTAATGGCAATTAATGACAACATAAACAAAATTTTAAAAGATAGAGATTTAAAAGCATGGAAATTAGCAAAAGAAATAGGAGTAGATTCAGGGAATTTATATGCAATTTTAAGAGGGAAAAATAAAAATCCAACGATAGATACATTGATAAAACTAGCTGATTATTTAGATGTTACATTAGATGAATTAGTTGGAAGATAGAAAGGGTGAGATAAAAATGAGTGTAGCATTACAATTCATAGACACAAAAGACTTAGTACAAGAGCTAATGCGAAGAGATGATACAACAGACATCATCAAGATGTTTTTAGATAGAGAAGGAATTAAGCAAATGAAGTTAGTCACGTTAAAAGAGTTTAAAGAGTACTTGAAAGTGTCAGATGTAACAGCGAGAAATATGATAAGAGAAGCAGAAGCACAAAATCTATATACAGTCATCAAAGTTGGAGTAAGTTACAGAATAGATTTGATTTCTTTTGAAGAATACATAATGAAAAATGCAATGAAAGATAGAGATGTAATGAAAAAGAGAAAGGAGGTGATTTAATTGAATGTAAAGGTACTAATAGCTTATATACAGTTTTGTAAGCAATATAATAAGAAAGCAAGTTTTGAAGGTCTTAAAAAATACAATAAGGGGATAGCGATATGAAAACAATCTATAAAAACAAAGTTTACAAGGTAGAGAGAAACAAAGAGTTATATAAGATTACATACTATGACGAGCAGAGAAGTAATAAGAAGTTTAATAAAGATAAGAAAGTAAAAAGAAGTGTTTTAACAAGAGATATAGAGTTAGTTAACTTGTATTTACCATCAAATTTAAAAAATAAATAAAGGAGCTTAATTATGAAAATAGTTAAAGTAAAATTTCCTACAGAAGTTCTTAAAAGGGGTAAAGCAATAAAAGTGACATGCAAGAAATTTAATTTTGAAAGTGATTGCATAGTATCACAAATAAGTCAGTTTAAATTAACAATAGTTTATTTTAATAAAAAAACAAAGAAAATGTGTGAATCAGTTTTAACAATAAAGGATGCAATAGACAATGAATATTATATTGAAATATTAAATTAAAAAGGGGGGCAATTATGAATAAATTCGATTTAAGGAAAGTTGAAGTAGGAAATGCAGTAAAAGTAAATTGTAAAAGACTTGGTTTTGAAATTGATTGTATCGTAGTAGTGGCAACAGAAAATGAACTGAATTTAGCATACTTTGATGAAGGTAGAGGCTGTATGGAGTATCAAGCCTTAATAACAGAAGATATTCAAGATGGTGATTATGAGATTAAAATTTTATCTTAGGAGGAAATGAAATGGTAGTTTTAATAATGGTAGGTTTATTTGCAATATGTTTAGCAGGATTATTTCAAAATAGATATTAAGTGAAGGGGTGTATTTAGATGGAAGCAGCTAGATTAATAGCAATAGGTCAAATTAAACAGGCTGAAAAAGAAATAAGTAGATTGCAAGGAACAAGAAACAACAGTAGTTTAATGTGGTGGGAAGCTGTTAAGTTTGCAAGTGAAAATATATTACAAGGGTTGGAACATGATATAGAGCTAGAAGCATCAACTGATTTCAGGGAGTTTATGATAACACAAGAAGAACTTGAAAGAGATAGACCTATAGATGTGCAGATATAAGAAAAGAGCCATTGCCGTGGCTCAATTCAAAAACAAAAAATAAAGTTATTAACATGTATTATAGCATAAGGGGGAAGAAATGAAAACAAGAAATGAGATAATTAAGGATTTAGAAGATAGATTATTTTTATTAAGATTTACAACAGTAGATGAAGTAGATTGGGATGTCAAATTTGGACAAATATCAGCATTAGAATTTTGTATAGATAAACATAGAAAAGGATGTACTTTGGAACAATTCAAAGAACATTTAGACGAATACAAATTACAAGGGAACTATGGTGATTATATAGATGGTTTTGTATCAGTTTTAAGAAGAAATATAAAAGAGATGGAGGGGTTAGAAAATGAATAACAAAGCTTTAGAATTAGCAACATGTACCTTAGAATCGGGTCAAATACTTGATTACATGACAGTAAAGAATTACTTAGTAAGTGGAAATGGAAATGTAACAGACCAAGAAGTACTAATGTTTATAGAATTATGCAAGGCTCAAAAACTAAATCCTTTTATAAAAGAAGCATATTTAATAAAGTTTGGTAATTCACCAGCAAATATAGTAGTTGGTAAAGATGTATTTGTAAAAAGAGCAAATAAAAATCCTAATTTTGAAGGTATGAAAGCAGGAATAGTAACTGTAAATAAAAATGGAGAAGTATTTGAAAGAGAGGGCAGTTTAAAGCTGCCGCAAGAAGAACTAATCGGCGGATGGTGTGAAGTATCAGTTAGAGGAATGAAGTTTCCTATAAAGTCTGTAGTGTCTTTAGAAGAGTATTCAAAGAGCCAAGCTACTTGGAAGCAAATGCCTTGTGTTATGATAAGAAAATGTGCTATTGTTACAGCTTTAAGAGAAGCATTCCCAGAAGATTTACAAGGATTATATGATAGTGCAGAAATAAAGACTGTACCCGATAAATTACCTCAAAAGCCTATTGAAATAGGTAAGGCAAGTCCATCACAAAAACAAGGAATACTCAAGTTAGCATCAATAAAAGGCTTATATGATTATGAGAATAAAAAAGATACATCAAAGTTAGAAGAATTTTGTGAAAGTAATGGACTCAATTTAAAAGAACTGAAATTTGAGGAAGTAGATGAATTAATTGAATTACTAAGCGAGTATGAACCAAAAGATGATTTTATAGATGCTGAGTTTGAAGAGCTGAAAGAAGATGAAGTTGAAGTAAAAGAAGAAGCTGAAAATATAGATTGCCAAATAAGTATGGAAGAAGCTATAAATGTTAATTAAGTAGGTGAGGCACCTTGAATGAAGATAAGTCAGTTATAGAGAAATTAAATATATTAAGTGGTGGATACGGTCTTATGCCAAGAATAATAGCAAGAGATAGGTGGTTGACAGTTGGTGCTAGAATGCTGTATTCATATCTAACTAGTTTTGCAGGGAATGATGGAACATGTTTTCCATCTAGGGATTTAATTTGTTATGAACTAGATATATCAAAAGACACATTTACAAAGTACAAAAAAGAGCTAGAGATGAGTGGCTATATAAGGGTTCATAAGAATAAATCCAAACAAGGCAAGATGCAAAACAATATATATGAAATAGTATTTGATAGAACTTATATAGATGAATGTATTTCTAAGAGAGGTTTAAAAGAGGAGAAAAAGAAGAAAAAGCCATGTACTAAAAAGCAAGACACGGAACCGTATCCTAAAAATGTAGACATGGAACCATGTCCTACTTTTCCGGACACGACTCAGCCGGACACGGAAAATATGGACACTAATAGTAACAGTATTAATAGTAACAGTATTAATAATATGTATATAGTAAAGCAACCTGTGGATAACTTTTTAAAAGAATTTAAGAAGCTGTATGAAGAAAATATAGGAGTAATATATCCAGTTACAGCTGAATGGTTATTAGAAGTATCTAATGAAGTAGATATAAGAGTATTTAAAAGAGCTATAGAGATATGTGCTGAAAAGATGAATATGAATCTAGCATACTTAAAAGGTATCCTTAAAAAATGGAAGGATGCAAATATTACTACATATGAGCAACTGGAATCATATAGATTACAGCAAGAAAATAAGAAAACAAAAAAAGTAGTTAATAACCATGTGAGTAAAAATAAGTTTGCTAACTTTGAACAAACATTTACTAAGTATTCAGAGAATGAGCTTGATGACATTATTAAGAAAAGCCAAAAAGAGAAGTTTGGAGTAGGGAGTTAATATAACTATTAACTCCCTAGAAGTTAAAATATTGGAGGGATGAAAGATGGAGTTAAAATTTAGAGAATGGAATAAAAATGGTAAAGAAATGTATAGCTATGATGAAATGGTGTGCTATTCTAAAAATTTGCTTAGAGAGTGGGTTTATAGTGGTGTTTATTTGCCAAAAAACAATGAAAATTTTGAGGTTATGATATATACAGGTTTGAAGGATTACCATGGAAGAGAAGTATATGAGGGCGATATTGTTTCATGCAATGATTTAGTACATGAATCTGACTTTTTGTGTGAAGTTAAGTTTTTAGATGGAAGATTTGTTGTTATAAATGATTTGCTAAAAGAAAAAATATCTTTATTTGAAGAAAGCCTGGATATTGAAATTGTCGGAAATATATATGAAAATACTGGAATGTTAGAGATGATAAGAAAAAATAAGATTAATGTTTGTTATCAATGCAGAAATGAAGATATAAGTAAGGATGCAAGGTATTGTAAGATTTGTGGAATAGAATTAAGAGTTATGAAATTAGTAAGTGTTTTCAACTTTGAAACAGGAGAAGAAGTTTACTCATTCTTAACAGGCAAGGAATGTCTTATAGATTTTGTAGATTTAAGAGAAGATAATCCATGCAAATTATTCTTTGAAAATGCAGAGTTAAGAATTAATGGAGTAAAAAGTTTCTATCAAGATGAAAGAGGGATATTCATTAAAGATGATGAGTACAGCTATAGAATAATATTTAAAGATTTGGAGGGATAGAAATGATAATAATTAGAAGTCAAGATAGATTAGATTTATTGGAAGTTAACAGAGTTGAAGTAGATATAAATGAGGTAATAGCTATATTTAAAGGTAGTTCAGATTTTAGAAAAATAGGTAAATATGAGAATGAAGAAAGAGCTATACAAGTGTTAAATGAAATACAGAAGTTTATAGAAAATGGAGTAAGAACTGATTATATAGATTCTTGTAGAGTTAGACATAATCAAGAGAAAGTATTTGAAATGCCAGTTAAATAAAAAGGGGGAACTAAATATGGCTAAGATTTGGATGGATGCACATGATGTTCTAAGTAAAACTATGGATTTAGATGATATGTTTGAACTTAATTTAAGAGCAATAAGAAAGAGAAATGAAAAAATAAAAAATGAAATTGAGAAACAAATAAAAAATGAAGAGCTAGAAATAAAAACTACAAATCGTAGTGGACCAGGAAAGTCTATAAAAGTTTTCAATATAAATACTGGAGAGGTCAAGATTCTTAAGAGTGCTAAAGAAGCAAGTAAATATATAAAAGTTAGTTGCAGTCATGCTAGTTATTTAGCTAGAGAAAATAAATCAACTGAGGATGGTTGGAAAGCAGAGTATATTCAAGGAGTGACAGATGGTATTAGCAAATGTAGAGCAAGTAATTAAATTGGCTGAAAAGATATTAAATAAGAAAAAGTGTTCTGTTAATAAGGCTATTGATATAGCTATAAAAATATTAAGTAGATATGAGTATGAGGGGTTGATTAAATGAGTTTAATTAAGTATAGAGGTTATGATTTTGAGAATGAGAAGTGGATTTATTCAGAAACGATAAAGTGGAGTGATGCAGTAGATTGTTTATTTATGTTGAAAGAGGATTGCAAATGGCAAAGAGTTTCTAACGTTGGAATATTCTCTAAATGTTGGTCTGGAAATAATGAAGAAATTTATGAGGGAGATATATTGAAAGAACCTTATAATACTAAAAATAAATATGAATATGGAATCGTAAGACAAGAAAATTATGTTCTTGGATTATATGTTGAATGGCATTATTTAAAGCGATTTGAAGGTAAATGGGAGGAGTTTACAAGTAAGACAACTATAATGAATAGCAAAGAATATATAGTAATTGGCAATGAATGCGAGAATTTAGAGGAAGTTAGAAAAGAGTTTTTAGAATGCAAGGAGAAACTTGAGAATGAAAATACAAATGCAGTTAACTAAAGAAAAAGAGTTTTTCAAAGTTTGTGTAAATTCAGAAGGAGAAGAGTTCGAAAAATTGTTTTATGAATTTGTATCACAAATGTTAGCTTATAAAAGAAAAAATAAGAAAGTTCAAGGAGATATTGAGAAATGAAATTAAAAGATATTATAAAACTTGGAGAAAAGTATTGCTATTGTCCTAGTTGTGGTAATGACAAGATAGGAAACAATGAAGGCAAATTAATAGTTGAAGAACACACATATTATAGAGAATGTTCATGTGGGTTTAATATATTAATTGATGATAGGAAGGATGAAATCTAATGAATATCTTAACTAGTTTACTTTTGATAGGAATTAGTTTTATAGCTGGTAGAGTTTATGAGTATAGATTGAATCTAAAAGGGTGTGAAAATTGTGATAATAAGAGGGGTGTATAAAATGAAAAAAGGGGACTTAGATAAAAGAATATGTGATGTAGAGATTGAAGCAGATAATACACAAACATATCGAGAGTTTATTGTTGAAGCAGAGGAAGAAATAGGAACAGGTTCAGCAGACTTAGATAATATGACAGATGAGGAATTGACTGTGTATTTAGACTTTTTGGATGAATTGTTACTGAAATAAAAAATGTAAGAGCAAAATTAAAATATTTTAGGAGGAATAGATTATGGAATATAAAGAATATGAAGATTTAAAAAATAGAGTAGAAAGTTATGAGGATTTGCAAGGTAGTGCAGAGTTTGCAGAGAGAGTTATAGAAAACCTTGAGGATATAGATTGCCCTATAAGAATAGGATTTAAGTTTCCTAACAAAGAGGATTACCAAAAGATAGACCTTGATATAGCTGCTAAAGATTCAAATTCAACTTTTATAAGAACAGAGCTAGCAAAAGCATTTAAAGAAATTTTATCTAGATATGAAATGGATATAGAAAATATATAACAAAAACAGTTTAGAGAGTTGCAAAATGTATCTTAATATAAATTGTTGTTGAAGTGTTTTGCGACTCTTAGAAATGAAAATAGAGAGGGGAATAAAATGTCTGAATACATACTAAGATGGCAAATGGGATTGTTACTAGAAAATAAAAGAATTCACTACACATATGGTAGTAAAGAAATGTTAAGACAAAAAGCAAAAGTATTAGCTAAAGATGACAAGATATTATTCATAACAATAGATAAGATAGATGAAGTTATAAAAGATACAAGAAGTCAGAAAATGGCTGAATATTTTGAGGACGAAGGGGTGGAATTATGATAATACACAAATTTATAATACATGTTTTGGATAAGAATAGCGATACTCCAATACTAAATGATTTTGAGGGTAGAGTTAGTCAAGATATTGAAGCATTTTTCAATAAGAAAATCAACAAGGTATCAAGAGATAATGACATCAGAACAGCAGTATTTAATGACTATAGTAACAATCTAATTAAGAAGTGTTGTGAACAAATTATTTATGATGAAAATTCATTTTTAAATAACTCTAAAGAGATTGCAGCTTATTTATTTGATGTTATGAAATTGAATGCTACATTAGAATCTTGTGACTTAGCAATATGCTTATACACTGAAAAAGATGAAAAGAAAGTTGCTATATTAAAACTTGATTGCAACAAGTCGTATACTCGTTCTATTAGCTTTGAAGATGATAAATTTAATATACAGATGTCAACTAATGAAGTTAATATACAAGAGACTAAAGCAATTAAAGTAGGTGCTTTGGTTGGTCTTAGTGGAATGAATGATGAATATCATCTAAGCGTTTTAGATAAAGATGCAGAAAAGGAAGAAACTAATTCTAAGTTTGTTACAGAGTTTTTAAATGCTACTAAAGTGAAAGATTACAAGTATAAAACCAAGATGTTTAAAAATACAGCCGAAAATTGGATAACTAATGCTCTTGGAAATGATATAAAACAGGCAGAAGATGTAAGAAGTATATTAAATTATACTTTGAAAGAAAAGCATGAAATTGATATAAATAATTTTGTTGATAAAACAATTAAAAATGATGGATTAAAAAATAGTTTTAAAGAATATATGGAAGAAAAAGGGCTTGATGGAGGTTTTAGCATAGATAAAAAATGGGTTGAGAAAAAGCTTAAAAAGAGAAATATAAAAACTGACAATGGGTTTGATATAAAAGGTAACCTAACTGATTTTGAAGACCCAATGAAATATAGTGTAAGACAAAATCAAAATGGGTCTATAGATATAATTATTAAGAATGTAAAATTTTACGAAGAAAAGTAGGTGAGCATATGACTAATAAAGAAATGTGCAAGTCAAAGAATCTTGATGAAAGAGAAGTGTGTAAGGAATTTGGAAAAGAGATTTGTGGTACTTGCAAGAATAATAAGGGGGATTGTGAAAGTAAAAATTGTAGTGAAGCATGTAAAAATTGGTTAGAGAAGGTGTGTAAATCTTGACTGAACTAGGAGAGCTTCTTAGAGAAATAAGAGAAGAAGAAGGAGAATACATATCTGATATGGCTAAAAGGTTGAGTATTAGTTGTGAGGATATATATTTAATCAACAGAGACAAAAGAGAACTAGATAAAAACGAAGTTAACAACATCATAGAAAAATATGAGCTAGAAGGAGAACAACTATATTTACTTAAAAACATTACACATAAAGATAAATTGTTTGATATAACATGCAATGAATGTGGAAGTAAAAATGTAGCTATAGGAATATTTGATGTAGCAAGTGACATTATAGAATTTAGATGTAGAAACTGCAATATGATAGATGTAATAAGTGTAGATTTTTATTGAGAAGATTTAAATAATTTAAATAGTCAAGGTAAGTTTGTGAATGAAACTAGAATTTTATACTTTGACTTATAAAAGGAGTCGTCGATATGGTTATTACAGAATTTAAAGTAACTTGGCAGACAACAAGAGAATGGGAAAAAGGGAACATATACAGCTCTATATTTAATGATTTAGAAGAAGCAAGAGCTTTTAAAAAAGATGAGGAAAATATAAAAGAAAATTATAATGTGAAGCTTTTAAGCAGAGCTATAGTCGAAATTGAAATAGATTAAATATGCGAGTTAAAAGGAAGTGATTCTTTGAAAAGGATAAGATGCAGTTGGTGTGGGAAATTATTTTATATTGATGAAAAATCTAAGGATATTTATTGTTGTAAGGAATGTAGAAAGAAGGCTAAGAAGGTGAAAAAATGAATAAGGTTTTGAATTGGCCAGGTGGGAAATGGAGTGTGACACATAACATAATAAGTATACTTCCAAAACATAATATATACTTAGAACCTTTTTTTGGAAGTGGAGCGGTATTTTTCAATAAAGAAATATGTAACACAGAGATATTGAATGATGCAGATGGACAGATTGTAAACTTATTCAAATGTATAAGAGATAAGCCAGTTGAATTAGCAAATGCTATATACTTTACTCCATATGCAAGAGATGAGTATATAAGCAATTGCAATTTTAAGAAAACTGATAATGATATAGAAAAAGCTAGAAAATTTATAGTAAGAACTAATATGTCTCGAGGTGGGCTACAAAAATATAAGACTGGGTGGAGACATGCAGGACCTAAACTAAGTAAAACTAATTTTCAAAAAGTTATAGGTAAGTGGAATGATTTACCTGATTATATTTTAAATACAGCTATAAGATTAAAAGATGCAGAAATAGAAAACAGAGATGCTATAGACTTAATAAAAAAATATAACAAAAGCGATTGTTTAATATATGCAGACCCTCCTTATCTGCTAAAAACAAGAAGTCAGAAAATGTACAATATCGAAATGGAAACAGAAGAAGAACATGAAAAATTATTAAAAGTGCTTTTAAATCACGCTGGTCCTGCAATAATAAGTGGATATGATTCTAACTTGTATAATTGTATGCTTAAAAGTTGGAACAAATTAGAATTTAGGGCATACGCAGAACAAGGCAGATTAAGAAAAGAAGTATTGTGGACCAATTTTGAAACTAATAAGCAACTTAGTTTATTTAAATAATAGGAGAGAGTAATGAAAGTTTTTCTTGTAATAGATGGAGAACCAGTTGGCAAAGAGAGACCAAGATTTAATTCGGCTACTAAAAGAACTCATACTCCACAGAAAACTAAAGATTATGAGAATCTTATAAAGTGGCTATATCAATCTAAAGTTAAGTATCATTTTACAGGTTATATAAAAATGACTTTAAGGTGCTATTATTCTATAGCTAAAAGTAACAGTAAAAAGGTTAAAGAGCAGAAAAGAAATAATGTGTTAAGACCTAGTAAGAAACCAGATATTGATAATGTTGTTAAGATTGTGGCTGATGCACTTAATGAGATAGCGTATAAGGATGATACACAGATAGTTGAGGTAGTAGCTAGTAAGTATTATAGTGATAAGCCAAGGATTGAAGTTGTATTGGAAGATGTTATTTAACCAATGGAAAAATTCGTTTGTTAGATTAGGTCCTTAGTTTTTCATAAAAATGTGAAAAAGCTAAATAAAGAATATATCAAATGATAAAGGAGAGATAGACTATGAATGAAAACATAAATAAAGAAATAATAGTACTTGGAACTTTAGAAGTTGAGGGAATGAAATTTCATGATATTGAGGGTGGGTTTGGAAAAGGTAAGAAAGCAATGCTAGTAAAGGATATAGCTGAGATACATAATAGAGAACTGAAGGAGATAAATAAAAATATAAATAATAATAGAAAAAGATTTAAAGATATGATAGATATATTAGATTTAAAAGTGAGTGATTTAAAATCACTGAGTTTAGAAATGGGTTACTCTAATCAATCTTATGCAAATGCAAATAACATTTACTTGTTGTCTGAAAGAGGTTATTCAAAACTACTAAAGATATTAGAAGATGATAAGGCTTGGGAACAATACGAGAAAATAGTTGATGGATACTTCTCTATGAGAAAAGAATTAAATAATCCTCTTTTAAGTGCATCAAAGGAGTTACAAGCTATATTTATGCTAGATAAGAAACAAGAAGTCTTAGAGACTAAAATAGAGAGTGTTAATGAGAAGTTAGAGAACTTTATGGATGATGCTCCATTATTCAATATAGAGTGTGAGAGTATTGTTAAAGAGGTTAAGAGGGTAGCAACAAAATCACTTGGTGGGCATGGAAGTAAGGCTTATAAAAATAAATCTTTAAGAGGTAAAGTTTATAGTGATATATACCACCAGATTAAACGAGAATTTGGAGTAGAAAGTTATAAGGCTATAAAGCGTTGCCAGTTAGATAAGGTACTGGAAATAGTAGATAATTATAAGCTACCTACAGTTCTTGAAGAAGAAATAAGATTATTAAATAGTCAATTATCAATAGTAAGTTAAAGAATGAATGGACTTTTACCTTTTAAAAGGTAAAACATTCAATAGTTAATTAAAAGAGAAAAGGAGTGCTTTCACACTCCACTTGTCAAAAATATAAAGCTTTTATCCAAGATTATTATAACATAAACAGGAGTGTGAAAGTATGGATAATAATATCAATAAAAAAGAACTATTTAAAAAAGTAGAAGGTAGATTACATCATTATAAATTTTTAAGTGCAGAAATTAAAAATCTTGAATTAGATATAGAAAGTAGAGAAAATGAGATATTTGGGTGCAAAGCTATTGGTTATGGTGAGAAGGTAAGTCCAACATATGCTTTTAATTCAAGTGTGGAAGATGAAGTTATTAAAAAAGAAAGAGATATTGCTAGATTAAAGAAATTAAAAAAAGATAAAGAAATAGAAAAGAAGAAGATAGAAAATGCACTTACATGTTTAGATATAAGAGAAGAACATTTTTTTAAACTGTTTTATGATAGCAGAATGAAAAATAGCATGGTTTATATATCTTTAGAAATGAACTCAGATAGGAAAACTTGTAGATGTGTAAGGGAAAGGTTAGTATATAAAGTTATGGATATGCTTTATCCAAGAATTAAGGAAAATGAGCTACCATTATTTAAAAATTAGAAAATTCCCCAGTTTTTCCCCAAAAGTTCCCACTTTATTCCCTACTTTCTCCCCTTTTTGATTAAAAAAGCATGAGATAATAATATTGTGGAAATGAAAGATTTCCCTCTCAAAACTTAATATTTGGCTAGAGTTAAGGGGTTGTCTTTGCTCTAGCCAAAATGAATAATTTTTATAATTAGGGAGACTATATAAACAGTTAAAAAATTTTAAATGACGCTTTAAATATAAAAACTGCACATATTTGACTTTTAATATTGACACTTTAGCACAAAACGCCTACAATAAATATATAAAAATATGCAGGAGGTGTATGCCTGAGTGTCAAATAAAATAAAATTAGAAGTTCCTAATGAAATAAGTTATATCATTGTTCAATGCTTTAATAAGGCAAGAGAAGAAATTAGAGAATATATAGGAAAACAAAACCTTATAACTAAAAATGGAGTACCTTTTCAGTTTTGGGATTTGTTAAATGATGCAATTGATACTGCATTTAATAGTTCTAATTTTAAAGCGTATAAATCTAAACGCGGACGTTGGAGAATGATTTTTATATATGATAAAAATAGCAAGTATCTTTATGTATTAATGAGAGAGCAAAGATATAAAGAACTTCATAATAATGTCAATAAAAGAGAAAAAATGCATTATGTAGACATTTTAACTAAAGTATTTAATGGAGATTTAAAAGCTCCTATTGAACAACTATCATTTTTTTCATTAGAATTTGATAATGAAGATAAAATTGAAATATATTTACAAAAATTAATTGATAGTATAAATAAAGATGGTGCTATCATTGAACACCATGTATTATTGTTATTTAATCAAACAGCTGAATATGAATTGACATCTATTCGTGCTGTGATGGTTGACACAAATTTAAATATTGTATCAGAACAAAATTTGAGTTCTTATATATCTATAGAAGAAAGTACAGTTGTAGAAAAAGTTGATAAGACTAATCCTGTTGCAAATAATCCTACTCTTGGATTGAAGTTAACTGCAAAAGCAGATGCAAGAAAGAAAACACATCCTTTAAAAAAGGCGAAAAAGGAGGAAGATGCCAAGTAGTCACTTTTTAGTGAATAGATGGAGGAAATAATTATGGAAATTAATTTTAATGGAGAGCGTTTAAAGAAAGCTCGTATATATAGAGGAATGACAGTAGCTGAATTAGCTGAGAGAATTGACTGTCAAAGACAGACTGTTTCGATGTACGAGAATAATAAATCGAAACCAAATGATAATAATGTAGTGAAACGAATAGCAAAAGAGTTAGGTTTTCCAGTTAAGTTCTTTTTAGAAACAGGAAATAATATTGCAATAGGTTCAACATATTTCAGAGCATTATTGACTACAAATAAAAAATATAGAGCAGAGCAAATTCAAAAAATGGAATTTCTAGCAGCAATATATTTCTTCTTACAAGATTATATTGAATTCCCAACATTAAATTTACCAGATTGTTCTGGGAAAACACCAGAAGAAGCTGCTTTACTTTTAAGAGAAGCTTGGGGATTAGGATTAAAACCTATTGATAATATCATATATGAAGTAGAACAGCATGGAATACTTGTAACAAGTTTTTCGACTTCTACAGATGATATAGATGCATTTAGCCAAATGGTAGATATTTCGGGAGAAATGGTTTATCTTATTGGTTATTCTAGTAATAAGACTTCTGCCTCTAGAATTCACTTTGATATAGCTCATGAATTAGGGCATATATGTTTGCATGAGTGGAGCGAGGATGTAGAAGCTTTAGAAAAACAAGAGTTTAAAGACAGAGAATCGGAAGCTAATAGATTTGCATCTACATTCTTATTACCAGAAGAGACTTTTAAAATTGATGCTAAGAGAACTCCTTTACGTATTCCAAATTATACAGAATTGAAACGTAAATGGAAAGTTTCTATACAAGCAATGATTCGTCGTTCATATTCTTTAGGAATTATCAGCATGGATGAATATCAGTCTATGATTCGTACTTTACAACGTAGAGGATTAAGAAAATCAGAACCATTAGATGATGAGTTATTAACTTCTCTACCAGCATTGTTAAAAACAGCAGTTTTGATGTTGCTAAATGAAAAAGTTTTTACTCCTAAAGAATTTATGGATGAGCTTTCGTTTTCTTATAACTTTAGTCTGGAGCCAGAAGAAGTAGAATATCTATTAAATCTACCTAAAAATACTCTAACTTCTGCTAAAGTTATACCATTTCCTGATTTACAACT